GTTGCCGCTTTTCTGGGAGGTTTAGCGGCAACCCCGACTTTCCCCAAACAACCACCCAACCAAAATGCCCGCACTTGACTCCCGTTTCCGGTCAATGAGCCTTGCAACGCTTGAGGCGTTGAAGCTGTCCGTGCTCACACAGCTAAAGGCGGTGGAGGCAACAGGGCAAAGCCATTCGTTGCAGGGGCGGCAGACGGCGCTTGTGAGCTTTGACCAACTCACCAACAGGCTGGCGGACATTGAGGCGGCAATTGAGTGGAAAAGCAACGCGGCAAATACAGGAAACAACGGCTTTGCCTCACGGTTTGCCAATTTCAACGTCACCGGATAACACATGACACCCAAGCCCGCCGCTCCCGACTTTGGAACCAAGTTTCAGCGTGCCCTTGACGGCATCATTGGCACTGTGTCCCCCGGATTGCAGCTAAGCCGCATGCAAAGCCGGGCAAGCGTTGCGCGGTTGCACCAATATGCCGGGGCGGACACGGGGAGAAGCCGCAACCCGCCAAAGAGCCTCCGCAACCCGGACAGCTTGGGCGGTCAGGCGGATGCCTTGGTTATGCAGCGGCGGTCACAGGACTTGAGCCGGGACAGCGCGTTTATCGGGCATCTGGCAAACCAATACCGCATCTATGCGCTTGGGGACATCCAGTATATCCCGCAGACGGGGGACACCAAGGCGGACGAGGCTTACCGGGCATACTGGCAAGAGTGGATGCAAGGGGCGGACGCGCAGGGGCGTTTCCACTTCATTGACATGATGCAACTTAGTTTATCCGGGGTGATTTACAACGGGCGGCATGGGCTTATCCACCACCACAACGAGGACGGGACTTTCCAGTTGCAACCCATCATGGGATACAACATCGGCAACCCCCGCACGGTTTACACCACGCCAAACAACATCCAAGGCATCCGGGTTGACGCGGGCGGCAGCGTGATTGGTTATGACCTTTACCGGCTGGGAATCAGCGGCATGGTGCATTTTGTGGAGACGGTGCCCGCGTGCATCTTTTCTTGCCTTAACCCGGTCACGTCCACGGACGAATACAGCGCAAAAACCCCGTTGCATGCGGTGCTTAATGACGCGCACGACATGAAGGTTGTTGAAAACGCTTGGATGGACAAAATTAAGTGGGCGGCTTTCAAGACGGCGGTTTTCAACACCCCCAACGGCTCACCCCCGGATGGCGACCCTAACGCGAACGAACTGGACGGGGTATCGGGCTACGTCACCAACGGGCGGGTCCGGCACCAACTTCCGGGGGAGGAATTGCACGGGGAAGAGGGTTTCAACGTGGAAATGGTCAAGAACGAGAACCCCACCAACAACGAAACGGACTATCTGCTTACCAAGCTGGCGCAGGTGGCGTCCGCGCTTTCGCTGCCGCTGCCGTTCGTGTGGGTTATGATGGGGCTTCCCGGCACATACACCCGGCTTATCAGCGAACAGGCAAAACGCGCCTTCCAGCATGGCCCGCTTGGGCAAAAGTGGATGGAACGGCAAGCACTGGATGAAATCAAGAAAATGGCGTTGCTTTCGGGCATTGTCCGGGGGGACATCCCATACACTGACAACTGGAACCGTGGGGCATTCCTCTATCCAGCACACCCCACCGTGGATGTTGGGAGGGAAAGCCAAGCCAACTTGGACGAAAACCGTCAAGGCATCCGCAGCATGGCCCAAATCACTGGCGAGGAAGGCACGTATTGGGAGGATGTGGATACCCAACTGGCACAGGAAGCAGAGAACAAAATGATGCTTGCCCATGCTGTTGCCAAACGTGTTTCGTTGGTCACTGGTGAACCCGTCACATGGCGGGATTCGATGCCTTATATCCAGTCGATGAGTGCCAACCCACCGGCACCCGCGCAATCCACCCCGCCAAGTGGTGGAAACAGCCCGGATACCGACCCTGAAAGCAAGTTTAACCGCTTGGCGGGCAGAATTGACGCTTTGGTCGCCCAAATGGCTAAAGCTGTGGATTTCAAGCCTTCCAAGCACCCACGGGGCAAGGATGGCGTGTTTGTCCCCCAAGGCGGTGCTGGTGGCAGCGAAGATGCCAACAAACCCGAAGAAGAGGACGACGGGGACAAGAAAATCAAGAAAAAGAAGCACAAGCCCGGTAGTCGCCAGCTTCCCCAAGAGTGGGACAAGCCCGATGAAGACGACGATGGGGAAATCATTGAAGACGACGACGGAAAAACAGATTGACACACCAAGTTATCCCTCCAAACTACCGTCATGCCCGCGCTTGCCACCCCTTCGCACCTTGCCTTTGCCCGCTTTGAGACAAAAGCGGACCAAGCCCAAACATCACCCGGATTCTACCCAGGCGTGCTTGTTATTGAAACCGGGGTTGCCAAAGGACACTTCGCGGTGAACAGCGGCGGGCGGGTTATCAACTATGACCCGGCAGACCCGGAGCATGCCGAACTTGAGAAGTACCAGATTGTTATTGGTGATGCCACCCTTGACGATGTTGTACGCTGTGGCAACGAAGCCAAAACCAGCAAATGCAAGCTGGATCATGGTGCCACAGTTCGTGACATCGTGGGTCAATACAGCAACTTCCGCCGTGACGGTAACCAGGTACGCGCCGATTTGACTTTGATGCGGTCAACCCCGCACAAAGAGTACGTCGAAGAATTATTTTCTGATTTTTGCGAAAAAGTGGGAAATTCTATTGACTTTGATTATTTGTATGAGATAAAAGGCACAACAGCGGTTGCCCGCTGCCGGAAATTGAATAGCGTTGACCTAGTTGATGCACCGGCAGCAACCAACAGTCTGTTCCAACAACAAACCCAACCCGATCAAGACATGCCCCTTACCCCGGAAGACCTGAAGGCAATCACTGGCGTTATCAATACCGCCGTGGATGCGAAGTTCACTGCCCTCCAAGGCAACATCAACACCCGCTTTGAAGCCATCGACAAGAAACTTGCCGAAGGCGATGAAGGTGAAGGCGATGAAGGCGATGAAGCCGACAAGCCCGAAGGTGAAAAAGCGCATGTCGAACCGGATGGCGATGAAGCCAAAAAGGTTGATGACGACGTGAAACTCGCCGCGATGATCAAGACCGCCACACTTTCCGCCGTGCGGGAAATCCTCCCCAAAGCGGTTGTTGCCAACCTCGCCAGCTTGAATGCCAAGCCCGCCGCGAAAGATGAGTGGGCTGAAAAGATTGCCCTTTGCGAAGCCGCAGGCATCACCAAGCCCGCTGCCCAAATGGCACACATCGCCCGCAAGTTCCCCGCCGTGTACAACGCCAAATTTGGCAATGGCGCGGGCGGCAAAGGAAGCGCAACCACCACAACCCTGTAACCAGGTTTTCACCCCGCACCCAAACACCCAGCCTAAAATAACATCATGGCCGATATTGCCACCCACATTGGGGTAACCCCCGTTTCCATCACGCTTACTGCCGCCGCTTGCGGTCGCGGTTTGCGTGTCACCCGCAACTCTTCCGGCCTTTGCGCTGTGACTGCCGCAACATCGCGTGGTGATTATGTCACCCTCCGTGATGGGGTTGCTTCCGAAGTTGTTCCTGCGGTTCCTCCGGGCACCCCCGCGAAGGTTCCCGCCGTCGCCAGCGAAGCGGTTGCCGTTGGTGACCTCGCCTATTCCGCTGCTTCCGGTAAATTCTCCAAAACAGCCACCGATGCGGTCCTCATGGGTCGCTGGACAATGGCAGCATCCGGTGACGGAGTGCTTGGGGAAGTCGAATTGTTCGCCGTCGCGTAATCTGTCCAACCCACCCCAAACCTAGTTTCCACCCAGTAAACCAATATGCCTGTATTCGTTCCATCCGCCGCCCGCGTTCGCCAAGAACTTGCCGTGGCTATCGTCGAAGGTGAAGGCGCAGTGAAGAAGTTGATCGGCAAGAAGATCCTCCCGGACTTCCCGATCAACAAGCGCACCGCGCACTTGATCAAAGCCACCCTGGCTGATACCCTCGGTCTGCGTATCCTCACGGATAAGTATGTCCGCGCCCCCGGCACCAAGTTTGAACGTGCCGTCGCCAAGTTTGGTGATGACACCATGACCGTCACGCTCCGTGGTTTGGAAATCGTTGTTCCCAACGAAACCGAACTGGACCTTGCCGGGTTCCTGGATGTCGAAAGTTTCTTCTGTGCCCGCTTCGGCCAAACGTCGGCGCTGACACAGGAAAACTTGATTGCCGCCGCTATCTTCAGCACTGCGACATTCGGTAGCGCCACCAACAGCACGGTTGCCTACACCGTCGCCAACCTCGCCACAATCTCGTTTATCTCTGACATCATTGCGGCTACCCGCCGTGTGAAAGCCAAAGGTGAACAGCCGGATACTGTGGTCATGTCTGGCCCGGTGTACGAACGCATCCGCCAGGCTGCCACCGTTCAGGGGTATGTCGCCGGTACGCTCAAACCCGGCATGGAAGCGGATAGCACCACGATCCTTGGTGCCCTCCGTGAGTATGGTATCACCCAACTCCTTATCGGGGACGGGTACTACAATACCGCCGCCGATGGTGCCACCCCGGTTCTCACCCAAATCTGGTCCAACACCTACATCTGGGTTGGCAAGGCCGGTGAGTCCTTTGGTGCTCCCAAGAACGTGGATGAAGTCGCGCTTGACGGCGTTGGTGTCCCCACCCTGCAAGGTGTTGGTGCCAACATCTATTGGGAAGGCTACACTCCGGGCGGCAAGATTGCCACCGATGAAAGCCAGATGACCTTTGAAGGTGGCAACTATGTCGAGTCCTACCCGGACTTGACCATTGACTCCATGATCGTGCGGGTGAAAACCTCGGCCCAACCGTACATTGGCAACAGCCGTGCCGGTGACCTGATTGCCACCCAGTACAGCTAACCCCCCTTGCGGGGGAACAGGAACCTAGCCCTACCCTGTTCCCCCGCGTCAAACCTCAACCCTTCCCCTCCCCATGCCTGACACACAGTACGATTTGATGGACAAAAAATCCCTTGTTGAAGAAATCAAAAAACGCCGCGCTGCCGGTAGCAAGATTTCCGTTGACCTTCGGGAAACCGAAGAAGTTCTCGTTGCCGCGCTTGAAGCGGACGACGCGGAGCAT